GTATGACATCTATTACACTTGCAAATGTATTTGGTACACCTTCAGTACGAGAAGAACCATATTTACCTTGAGCATTACCTAAGCTCGGTAATCCTTCTCCATCAAAGCTAGGTCCTGGACTCATTTAGGTTCTCCAACTTTTGATACTTCAGCCATAAGTTGTTCTTTTTCTTGTTCAGTTAATAATAACCCGCTACCATCATCTCCACTACGTTGCTGTGCTCTTTGAACGATACCTGCCATTTTTATTAGCGCTTCATCATTTTTTACTGCTATTTCCATATAATCCTTAATTAATGGTACAATAATAACAGCATCACCTATATTTTTAATCATAGGTTTTAATTCTGTAATTAATATTTGAATTTGTGTTTCTTTACGTTTAGAATTGGTATAAATATCCTGTAATAAATCTTCGAACGTTTTTCCTTCAAATATTTCACTTTTTTCGTTACTCATAATATACTCTCCATATATAAATATAAGAAAAAGAAAAAGCGCCCCGTTAAGAGCGCTTTTCTTCAATATTTAAGTGCTTTTTACTTCTTTACAAAGAAAGATGTTAAAATCACTAATACTACCAATCCAATAAACCCACCTTCACCTAAAGATGTAATAAGTGCGGTAAGATGTGTAACTACATCCATATTAAATACGGTTCCACCTGTTAATACATACCATAAGATTGATACTGGTATAACAGCCATCATAATAGTTACTAAACCACCTAAAAATCCGTTTAAGTACTTCATTACTGATTCCATTAGTTATTCTCCATGTTTTTGATTGTTTTGTGGCAAAATCGCCATGAGAGCGTAGCGGTTAATAAATTAGAATTTAAGACCAAACCCTAGAGTAAGGTTTGTAGTCTTTTCCTCTGCGTTATAGACAACTTTAGGGTCAACATAAATACCCTTGTGAATTGTAAACATTTTACCAACACCTACACTCATAGCGTCTGTGTTAAATCCGGTTGTTTTGACGAATATAAAATAATTAGCTAAATAATATCTAGCATGTAAATCATATGTCATATCTACTGTTGAATCCGCTTGAGATACGTTTAACCCAACCATAAGGTTGTCAGTTATCCCATATCCAACAGTTGGTGATACAGCCCATTCAGTCCATGCTGTATTTGCGATGTCACCAGTACCAACGTACCAGTCACCACTGTTTTGCGCTTGAGCTGAAATCAGCCCACACGCGATTATCATTGTTAAAATTAGTTTTTTCATAAAATTTCCCTCTTAATACTTGTTAAAATGCTCTGCTCTCATTTTACTCTATTTGTAACCTTTACCTTTATTTTTATAACTTATTCTATAATACATATCATATTACCTACCTTTTACCCGTTTTTTCTTGGTAAATATAGAATAATCTTTTGTATTCATTCTTTAATATATTAACAACTCTAGTAATATACTGAGTCTTAACATCTACCATTTCTCTAACCATAATATATAGTGCTTTTTTATTATATGTTTCAATATTTTCACAATTACGAAATATTTCAATTATAGCATAAGCTATAGGTATATCTCGCTTGTATTTAATTATCTTTTCCATATGATTATCACAATATTCAATAAAATGGTGATAAAAATCTTGTACCTCTTCTTTATACTCCTGTCTATATGTTTCATTAGTTGTATCACGTTGGTGATCAATCAATATAATGTCTGCTTTAACTTTTTTTCTATTATAATGCTTGTAATTATTTTGAATTAAATAATTTTTTGCAACTATACTAAAATATGAAAAAGCTCTTCCTTTATCTTGTGTATATTTTGGTAATTTTTCTAATATAAATGCAATAACCTCATTTTGTACATCAACAGTTCTACCTTCAAAGTGATAAAATTTATATCTATGAATTAAACTCTGTGTCATCTTTGATAATGCATAATGTATATATTCATTATATACTTTATTGCGTAATTTAATATCTTTTTCAGCATTATATGCAATTATTGCATTTTCTGTATCTTTTGTAAAATACATTTTATTTTTTCTAGGTCTTCCACGCTTTGGTTTATTATCAACTGGTTCTTCTTTACGATTTTTTATCTCATCATAAAATTTTAATACAGGACTATTTTTACTCACGTGTACCCTCCTGAATATCATATTTTTCAGAGATAGAATTAATTATATTATTTAATTCTCTAAAAACCGTACCTGTTGAATCATCAGATTGAAATGCACCAGTAGAATCAACATCTTTCATTTGCTTTTGAGCTGTTTGAAGGTCATTTAGCATATCATCCATAAATAAGTTTATATCAGATAATTCATCATCTATATTTTCTATTTTACGTAATAAATTTACTATAGCAAATATTGATAATAACAATAAAATAGATAAAACAACTATTGTTGTTATCATTTTGTATCTCCAAATAAATCTTTGAATAGATCTTTTGCAGAATCATTAGCTCCACTAATAGTATTATTATTATATGCTTTACGAGCTACCTTTTTAGACTCTTTAACAGCTGTTGAATTATTATTTTTCCAGTTCTCATATTCTATTTGACTCGCCATATGATCTGCATGGTGCAATATAATAGGTAGGTTAATTCTCATTCTAGATTCCGGTCTGAATGCTACAAAATAAGGTTTATTAGCTTCATCATATAATCCATCATGCAACTTTATACCCATCATTTCATTTTGAGTAAATTTAATACCAAACTCTTGTAGTAATAATAAAGATCTATCAGGTACTGACATAAAAGGTATTTCAGGATTAATTTCATATATTTTTCCCTGATTCTTTCTATGCCATTCTGATGGATTAGGTTTATACATCTCTAACTCTTGAGTTCCTACTTTTCCTAAGTCATGATTAAGTGCTGCAAAGATTAATTCTTCTCTTTCATAACCAGAGCAATCAGATCCCATTCTTTGCCACATATCATACTGCTCACTTGCAAATTGTACAACCCTTATTATATGATCTACATAACCTCCAGCAAAACAATTATGAAAATGCTCAAAGCTTGATGCAGGCATCATCATCATTCTATCTTGAAAGAATGTATACATTTCATTTAATTTTTGTCTACGTTCACCATCGAATTCTTTATCGATAATATCCATAAGTGTTAGCCAATTATCAGCTATTTGTTTCTCATCTAAATGCATATATTTCCTCTAATTGATTCTCTACTTTATTCCAATATTTTACTGTATTTGGATTATTTATACCTCTAGGTCCACCATTCCAGCACCTTGCTATCTCTTCTGGATTATATAATTTATAGTAGCTACAAAATATATCAAACATTTGGATAGATTTATATCTAATCCACCTATCATCATATGTAAACCTTTGTGTCTTACCTAACCTTTTTAATATTCTATTTACGTCATTAACCATACATTGTCTAATTTGTAAACAACCAACAGCATCCTCTGATGCATTGTAAGCAGAATCATCATTACTACTTTCAACACGAATTATTGCATTAATAATATCTATCATACTTCTAGTAGGTTGCACATCGAACATTTCATATCGTTTAACGAGTGAATCAGAAACATGTTGTAAACTATCTATTTCAACTGATAAACTATCAGCTTGGATTTGTAATTTATATTTAAGCTCTTCAATTTCTTTTTCACTATCTACTAAAAATACAGTAAATATTATGGTAGCTATTACTACTAATAAGTAAGGTGTATAATTTTTCATTAATCTTTTAGTATTTGTTTATTATCTTTTGATACTGTTTTATTTTCAAACGCTTCCTCAATACTCTTATAGCTATATCCTAGAGATGCAGCTAAACGTTTACATAGAATTTTGAAGTCATGAATATCCATATCTTCTCTAACTTCTAACTCTACCTTTTGTGCTTCTTTAGAGTATGTTCCACGTGTATATGTTATTTTGTCCATATTACTATAATATAAGAAATAAAATTAAAATAAACAACTATTTAACAATTTTTTGTAGCTTTTTTATTTGAGCTGTTATTTTCTTGATATCTTTTTTATACTTTGCCTTTTTTAACTTTTTCTTTAAGATGTGTATCTCAGCTAAAGCATCAGATTTTATTCTAGCTTTTTGAGCTTTTGATAGTTTAGGTTTTTTAGGTTTCGGTTTTATTATAGTAGGTTTTAACGTTCCTTTAAGTTTAGGTTGCTCTTTTCCTTTATGGTATACATTACCATCTTTATCTACATATTCTTTCATAAATGCCCACCCTCTAGGTTTACCTGTTGGTTTATAGCCCACTGTAGGTTCAAAAGGAAACTCCTTGTCATATGATTCTTTAACACAATCGTGACATGTTAAAGCAGTTGTTGTTTCTCCTGCTTTATCTAATTGACCACATACTTTACATTCCATGTATAACTGACCATTAATGATTTCTGTGTAATAATTTTTATCTTGTTTCATATTAATATATATAGGTTAGTAAAAAATACAGACAGGTTTTTATTACTTAATTGTAACCGTTTTTGGTAAAGCTTCCTTAGCAACAGGAATCCTTACAGTCAATAACCCTTTTTCCATTTGAGCATTAACACCAGATAAATTATATTTAGCACTAATTTTCCAGCCCATGTTAAAACTCTTTCTTGTTATACCTTTGTGAATATATTCACCTGCTTCTTCATCTGAAGGATTAGATTCTATAGATGGTTTATTGTAACTAACCTTTAAGGTATTACCCTCTGTAGTTATTTCAATATCCTCTTTATCTAAACCAACACATGCTATATCGAAACACATCTCATTCTCTCTTGTATAAATATCAACCGGATAGTTTGGTTTCTGTTCAACAAAAGATTGAAACATTGAATTTGTGTCGAAAAAATTTCTGAATAAAAGATCAGTCGGAAAGACTCTCTCGTTTAATAATGTTCTTGTTGTCATAATTAATCTCCTTAGATTTTTAATTAAATTTATTTTCTAAAATAATAGTAGTAATTAACCTGTCTGTATCAATTACTATGTTTTGTTCATGTTAAATACATAACTATGAATTGTTATTTCTCCATGCTTTTTTATTCTATGCTCATATTCACAATCGTTAGAAGCTAACATTCTATCTTTGAACTTTTCTAGTGCAGATAGGTTAGAAGAACTAACTGTAATATAACCATCAAGTATATCTATCTTTGTACCAGGTTGTTGTTTTTGATATACATAATCAGGGTGTAGCTGTAAATTATCAGCTGCCTTATATATGTAACTCTCTAGTGCATCGTCATCTAATGTACTAATCCACTCGTAAAACTTTTCTGGTGTTTTATATAATTTTGTATCTTTTTCATGTAACATATTCCACAACATATTGGGATTTGAATCTGTAAATTCTTGAATA